GTATAATCGGTAATCGTGGCTGTCTGGCCCAGTCCTGTCCCTGCAATAACCGTGAGGACCCACGTGTTAAAATAATCATCCGCTTCTGCCCTATCACTGTCCACCAAGGTTGTAGCCCCACCACTATCGGCAGTTCCAGTTTCACAATCCATCGCATTGAAACGGGACGTATAGGGCACTTTTAGAGTGTCTGCTACTACCGGTGCGGGATCGACAATCATTTCCCAACGTCTCGAAGAACCGAGTGCCCCCGCTGTTGGCTGATAGGGGGCAAACGCAACTTTAGTTACATACCCCGTAGAAATAAAGTCGGCCCGAAATTTACGAATTGTGGATTCATCGACTATCGAAATATCAGTAGCATGATTAGAACTGGCGGCGTAAGTAACCGCCCCGCTCACTTGGCCGTCAAAATCTTCGGGCATCAAATTGACCTTTTCCAATTGATAAATCGATGTAGTATCCGGGGTTGATCCACCCGATAAAGCAGTGAAAGTTAAGGTGCTTGTACCACTATCAAAATCAGTAATAGTGGCTGTTTCACCGACCCCAGTACCGGCGGTAATAGTTAAAACCCAGTCATTGAAATAGTCGTCATCCTCGTCTCGATTCGTAGTATCGATCAGCGTAGTTGCAGACCCATCGGTTGCCGTGCCGCTTTCACTTGCTGCCAATGCGATACTCGCTATACGTTCTTTCCAATGCCATCCTCGTGCAGGTGGGCTACTATCGAATAACCGGAAACCGTCGTTTACAATCCGTTTACATTTATCTAAGTTGAATGAATCAATCGGTACAATAGCCTTACCCTGCCCATCGCTACCGTAATAGGCCATACCCGCTTTTTCAGCTACACGTAAAAGTAAGTCCCGGAAACCAAGCACACCTGTTGGCTCTGACATTGTTACTCTCCGATTTCTTCCATATTAACCACGCGGCAGATAACTTCTTCGTGTAATACGCCACCCAGTTGGGCTTTGCCTTCGGCTGTAAGCGAGACCAGTTTGTCAACTACTGATCTCAAAATCCGAGCCTCTTTTTCGTCGAGGAGCAAAAATTCCGAAGTCGTCTTGCTTATCTCTCTAGCAAGCATAACTGCATCGACTAATTCTATAGAGGTCTTGAACATCCCGACTGTACGTAGAAAGTCACTCAAGTTATTCCGAAGAGGGTATGTAATCTCTCCACCGCCTTTATTAGCAAGATCGGGAACAGTATATTCGCTTAAATCTAATTTGAACTTTTTCATGTTTTATTTCCTTTACAAGGGTTAGAGTTAGGGTTAATGTTGGCCCGACCCGCTTCCGCCCTTGTTGAGGAGAACTGTTACTGAGCGTCATTGCGATCACATGCAAAACGAATCCAGTCAATAGCCAGATACTTAGCATCGCCAGCACTACCTGGATCATCATTAACCATTGTACCAATGATAATGCCAAGCGGGGTAAGTTCGTTGGCCGTAACAGTGGCGAAGTCATCAACATCAAGTGTGCCGACTAACGCACCATTGATGTAATACTCCAGACTTTTCTTGCCATCGAACTTCAAACCCAATTTTACATAAGTGTCATTAATCCATGATGCTTGTGCAAAAGCAGCATCCTTTACCTGTGTAACAGAGGTATCGCCGACTTCATTGTAAATAGCATCGATATCGTGAATCTTGGTACCGTCGGTAAACGCGACAAATCCAACGAAGTCCCGACTTTCGATGTTGTCTGGTGTCGCGGATGCTTCAAGAACTGCACTACCCTCTAACAAGGTAGCATCGCCGAGGCCACAAATAAGCGATAGATCAGCGGTGATGTCTTCGAGCTTAATACGGGCCTCGAACCACATTTTTCGCCTGCTGTTCATCACCAGTTGATACAAAAGCTGGCTGACGAGATAGGCCTCGTCGTACTGAGTTTCACCGTCAGGCTCTATTTGGATTACGCCATGCTCATTATCATAAGCAGTAGTGTCTACCGTAGCATATCCATCTCCGCCGTTATCAACTAATGTAAACGGAGTGCCGACCAACGCACCACCTGCGGTAAGATTAGTATACGCCCCCAAGAAATCCTCCATGAAATGAATGCCCTTCCCTGGGTCTTTTTGCATTGTTACCACCGGACAATCAGCCCAGATAATAGGACTCGGCCCACCTGTTGGGACTGTATTGGCAGTTTTGTAAGTAACTAAACTCATGTACTTCTCCTTATCCTCTACATATAGAGGTTATCTAAGAAAAATAAAATTTATCTTGGGGAACACGCTGTCCCCCAAGATGATACTAATGTTACGACGCCTTGTGCATCACAAAGCCAGCGGTACGAAGATTCAGGCACAAGTTATTATGCGCCCCATCCACGAATACCGTAAATGTAGTATGCTGTAACCGGTCCGTAACTGGCTCACCCTCTTCCATCCAGTAACCTTCATGGACATAGGGGATAAACTTTGCAGATATACGAGACCAGTCTCGTCCATTTTAATGTTGCCAAGAACATCCTTGCCAGAGTGACTATCGTCACGCTGATCGGCCAATTCCTGAAGCCGAGCCACGGTATCGAAGTCAGTATACACGCGCTTTGCAGCAGTACGTTTGTCCGACGGGTCTTTCACGAACAGCGGAGCCTTGAAATGTGTATACATAAACGCCAACCGGAACGACCGAAGTAGGCTATTATTTATATCCGTGTACAATGCAGCGTAGTTGCGCCACTTGGTTTCAGACGAGGAATCGATACCGGAACAATTCGTACCAGTTGTTCCATCCTGGTAAGTAATTGTGGCACCGACGAAACCGGCAGTCGAATTGACGCTACCTGAAGCATTTTTCACCTTCAGATAATATGGCACACCATTCGGATACAGATCATCTGTAGCACTAGTCGGCGTCTTCCATGCACGCTCTTCGATCAACTCGGCAAGAGACCAAAGACCGTCGATACGCCGGACCTTCATCAGACTGATAAAGCCTTTTGCCGAATTCTTCTGCTGAAGAATCTCAAACTTTTCCCACGAATAATTAGTACCGATTTTCGTCCACGGAACTTTGATCGTATGAATTACATCGCCAACTGTCGGCTTATCAGTATCAAAACTCCTGCGATACCGGGCGTTACCAGTATTGTCGAGCATGACTTTACGCTCAATCTGGGTGCCACCATCGATCACTGTTCTTTCTTTCTGATAGATGCGACAGAACTCATAGTCCTGGTTATCCCACCCCACTTCAAATTCCTGCTTCGGCAGATCATTGATTGTAGTCGCAATAAGATCAGCTAAATCTGCATCTTTAACGGCCATGTGCTATTCCTTTCATCGAAATGTTTTTTGTAAATTAGCCCTAACTTTTGCTTCTCTTTCTTTCTCGGTCATTTTAGAAGCGTCCTTAACCGAGACTACCTTCTTTGACTTGGCGGGTTTAAGAGACTTACCTCTTGCACGTTTCTTAACCTTCGCCTTCAACTCTGAGCGTATAGCATTTTCACGCTCAGGCTCACTCACGATCAGATGGGCTTTTTCCAAAGCCTCCTCAAGCGTGATCTCGCGACCCTGCCTCTGGCAGCCCATGATGATGCTATCGGCTGTTTCCAGCACTTCGTACCGATGGTCAGACTGCTCACGAGTTAACTTTGCCTCATCCTTACCTTTGCCGTAAAAATCGTTATACGGCTTGAGAGAGGGGTCAATGAAGAATTTCTGAATGCGCTCGACGATGGCTGGATTCAGTTCCTCCTCGGCATCCTGATTGCCTGGTTCAGATTTTGCAGCTAATTTATCAATTGTCTTCTGTTGTTCAAGAACAATCTTTACTACTGCACTATCTTCACCATATTCTGCTTTGAGGGCGGCAATAGCGGCGGTATCCTTGTCCACTGTGTCGTCGGTCTTTGCCGCAACTTCCTTCTCTTTAGCGGGTTTCATCCGTCCGATTTTTGCGAACTCCTTTGAAAGTTTGTTCGTAGTTTCGTGGATTTTAGCGAAAGTTCTAACCGCTAATTCCGGTGTAGCTTCAAAATACTCCGTTATTTCATCAGGTTTCCATCCCTGATGAATTGCTGCACGATAGTATGCTTCGGGCAGCGTTATTTCCTCTTCAACATCAGACTTTTCTTTTGCTTCATCTTTTTCTTCTTCGTCGTCAGGGGTAGAGTCGTCGTCTTCATTGTCTTCTTCTGCCTGTTTTTCGTCGTCTTTTTCATCTTCATCGTCGTCTTCAGGGGTAGAATCGTCAACTTCTTCGCCGTCATCTGCCTGCTCGTTGTCATCCGTGTCCTCTTCGTCCTTCTCCTCTTCGTCATCGGAAGATTCATTAAAGACTTTACTGAGACCCGCTTCTACGGATTCTTCAAGTTCCTTGTCAGTAGTACTTTCGTCCTCAAGTTCTTCTTCTGTCGTCTTCTTTGCTGATGTTGCCACCTGTCTTACCTCCAATAAAGGGTTAGGGGCTTAATTGCCCGTAGCTATATCGGTAATTGGTTAGGCGATGCGCTCGCCCTTGTTCCTAATCTTCTGCGGCATCTTTACAAAGCCGGTTTGTTTACAATAATTACTTTGCTTCTTGACTGAATCAAAATGCAATCGTCCATCGGGTAACACATCTATGCCGGGAAATAACTTCCGATGCACTTTTGTCTGACAAGGATTTATGGCTAATGACGAGGAAGTGTGATGATAGTCCCCTTCTCTGATTCCGCCACCACATAACCATCGCATGTCAGCACCACATTTAGGACAGACGCGGGCTTTAGCATTAGTTGCCGTTACTTTAGTATCACAATTATCACAGATGAATTCTTGCATAGGCACGGCTATCCCCTTTTCTTTTTCTTCTGCATAAGTTCTTTCTCTATTTCTTTATCAGAATATCCGGCATTTTTTAATTGCCGTCGCATAGACTTATCAAGGGGGGCGTCCTTCGCTGCTTTCTTTTTTCTAAAATGCTTTTGGACTTTTTCTTTTAACTTACCGACCCAAGATTGCTTGTCTTCTTTTTTCTTAGACATAAGCGACTTTCCTTTTTTCTTATGAACTTCACCGCCGACTGATTTCCCTTTGCCAGTAATAGCGATTTTGATATACCTGTCACCGGATAATTTTTTAGTGCGAATTTTTGCACCCTTGCGAACTGCTTCTTCAAATGCTTTTGGCATTAGTTTATTCCTTAAACAGTTCGGACAATTTCTTTTCTGTATTTTTTTCCATGTTCAATTGTGCCGTAACTTCTGCTATAGCGGCAGCGTGTTTCTTAGCGTAAATTTTAATCGCAGCTACTTTCTTTTTATCTTTAAGAATCTCTTTTGCACGAGTCAACGTATCAAATGCGCTTTCAATCTGATATCTTTCAAACCCGCCAATTTTTTCTTCCTTACTCATTTCTGAACACTCCTCATATTGCATTAATACACCCCCTGATTTGCCTGTTGTGAAACATCAGCGCCACTCTGGGCCGCAGATCGAATATCAGTTTGCGGTGATGGTATGTTCGTTTGTGACGGATACCCGCCGTTCTGCATTATACCTGCTTGTGGCCCGGCTTTACGCGTGGAACCGGTAGACCCGGCACCAGCCCCACCGCCACCTCCCGCGGATTGCATTATTAAATATGTCTCCAATTTTTGTTGGAATTCAGGGTCGATAAAGATTTCCTGTATGTCATCGCCGATTCCTAAATCTTCAGCAGCCATTGTAATAACTTTCTGAAGATTAAAAGGCACGCCGAGTTGCATTGCCATCATAGCAGAATTAAATAACGCCGGAATGCCATTAGTAATGAATTCCATTAGCCGCTTTGATCGAATTGCTGGGTCAAGTTTTGACATGGATTTTGGTCTGATCTTGTAGATAAAGTCTTCAGGTTCCCCCCGAACTTGTTCAGGAGTAATGTTTATCTGTTCCATTTCCATGCCAGGTTTTCGGCGGGCTACGGTGATGTCTAACAGTGGATCATACCGCATGTACCATGCACAATCCTCACTTATCCCAGCGGCCCCATCGTAAAGAATATCCCTTGCATCCTCGATAGAAATCATCGCATTGTTCTGAAGTATGCTGGCTTGCGTTGCAGTTTCTGCATTGCTGTTTTGGCCAGATATCTGATCGGGATTGCCAGACATATAGTTAAACCACACTTGTAGCTGCTGGAGCATTTGGATGTTGCTGTCAGCCTGCCCGTCAAATGATACAACTTGGACTGCTTTAGGATCATCAGTAGCGACCGCTTCATTGTTTTCGGCATCAAGAACATCTTGGGCTACATCTGCATGTGACGGCTTATAGAGCATGATGTTCCGCTGGGCGTCTGACTGATCAAGACTTTTAACCATCGTGCGGTTTACTGCACGGGCAAGATCATAATACAAACTAACCGGTGCAATGGGCATCGGGTTAGAGTCAACCGGAGGAGTAAAACTCAGGAAACGGTATGGGCCCTTCTTTGGGCCGTAATAATCTGTGATACCTATGTACTTGTCAAACGTAATTTCACGCGGGTCAGGTATAGTTACCAAAGCGTTAGCTCCCGGCACCCACAGTTCAACCACGTTCACCATGTCCTGTAAGTCCTTCATCTCGAAGGCACCTTGATACTGGACTGACAACTCGGCTGTTGCTCCTCGATCACCATGCAACATAGTTGAAGATGGCAACTTATTGACAAGATCATGGTCATACATGTCAAAATCCAACAAGAACTGCCGCGGAACACTTGTCTTATCACCAAAGAATGAGGACTCTGTAAGGCTTTTACAAAGCGGGTCAATTACAAAATCATCGAGATCAACCAGCGAGACATAAATTTCTCCAGGGTCGATAAGCTGGTCATCGATAAGAATGCAATTACCAGCCGCTGCTATACCAGTCTTGACGATACCAAGACTAAACATGGCGGACACGACCCAAGCTCTCAGAATTTCTTTAAGTTTTAGGCGTCGTTGTATTGTATTTAATCCCATCGACTGTAACTCAGCGTACTCTTTATACGCCAGATGCGCAGTAGATACCTCATTCACGGGATTCTTGCTTACGATTGCAGGGACTATAGCACGTATAGCGGAGAAAATCATGTTGATCGGCTGCTCTCCAGTCATACCATAGTGCTTGGAATAATACTGCCCGACATATTCTTTTACAAACATGGCCCTTGCACGTCGGCAAACTTCAAGGCGTGCAAAACCGCACTTGACAACTTCCTGTACTTTTAGTGGGTTAACCTCGTTTATCATAGGCTCAATCCGTAAAATTATATCTCTGTTTCCACGATTTCTTTTTGTCGAGTTTTTTCTTCCGTAGAATCATCTTCATACGATAACCCGTCGAGCCTACGGGAGGCTCTATCTTCCCAGCCTTTGAAGGGAGTACAGCTACTTTGCCCTCTTCAAGTGTAAGCGAGTCGGCGATCACACAATCACCATGCGTTTTTCTCGCCGATGAATTTTCCTGCACCAAAGTTGCCGGTCCAATGTATCCATCAGGAAAATGGATGTAATACAAAGCCTCATCTAACGCGAATTCACTATGGTTTATGTAACCGCCATGGGCCATAACCCTATCGTACTGCATAAGCAGTTCATTCTTTGAAACCGGATCAGAATGCCAGCCGTACTTCTTTGTTTCTGTGGCTGTCGTTTGTCCGCTAACCGTTTTCTTATAATAGAATGGATACTCAAATTGTATGACTAGCATGCGCCCAAGGTCCCACCCCGGCCCGTTCATTTCCCACTTCATAAAGGGTAACCGCTGTGGTAGTTTACCGCCGCACCATATAGCGATTGCAACAGCTATACGTGAAAGTTCGTATGGTGGCGTTTGTGCCCCACGCCATTCGGCTATCTTCTCTCCTGTTTCTCTGCACTTTACTGAAATCACGGAGTTCGATGCACCCTGGCCTTTACTAACATCAATGCCGAGCCGATACGATTTCGACTGATCTGGCCTTCCAAGCATCAAATGTGTCCATACTCTGAACTCACCTTTGTTGCTCCTTCGTATATTAACCGCTGAATAGTCTCGACGTTTAATAAAATGTCGGACTTCTTCATTAGCGATGTTTGATTGCAAGTCAATCGAAAAACGTGTCAACGGCGGACAGGCAAATAGAGTCTTATGCTTTTCAAAATTGATACTGGTAAAAAACATATCGCCCGATTCGATATCCTGTGCCAGAACTTCTTGTGCGAGTTCTTTCGGGCTACGGACAGACTTCTCTATATCAAACCAGGGTGATCGTATTTCATAGCCGCCACCATCTTTTTCCACTATATGTCTTCCAGCACCCTTTTCCGGATGTTCCCAAAACGGAAGGTGGAAGGTTTTAATTTGACCCGATTTTTTCCACCGGCTGTATTCAGTTCCAGCACCAGCGGGTGTGGAATTGATAATGCGCATGAATGCTACATCTCTTGTTGCAGAACGCATTTCATTACCAAATTCTACTTTGGCAAACTCATCAAGTAACGCCACCAAACGCCTGTCACCAGAACCGGCGTGCTTGGTAGTTGACTCGCCATCTATCGTTGCACCAGTCAACTTATTGTGCATGTGCATTTTAGTACGGTGTTTATCGCCTACCATACAATCGGGCGGAAGCATCCATTCAGGGAGCCATTCGTTAATCTTATCATGCTTTTGGAATAGCGCTTTGTGGTTGCCGGTCTGATCCACATATTCGCGAGTACGAGACATTTCAAGTAACTGTGGTCCTCCCGGATGGAATAGCCACAGCCAGTGCATAAAGATTACACAGCACCACGATGCCCCCATATCGCGGCATTTTGAAATTAGTATGTCGTGAGGAGCGTGGGCTAAGCGATTTTCAAATTCATTAAACAATTCATCTTGGATTTCCCAAGTTATAAATGGAACATGCGGGCTAAGTGACTCGATTCTCTCTCCAGTAATCGGGTCAACATCAAACTGGTGGTACGTCCATACAAAAGCATTAGTGAAGAATAACAATGACTCTTTACAAGCAGCAAGTAAATCGGCCTGTAAAATTGTATCGTATTCCGCTTCAGCCAACAGTTTATTCTTCCAAGCGATATTTTCATTCAAACGCTTGGGGAGGATAAGGCCTGTTTTTGGACAGGTCCAGAATTCATCCCCCCGTGGGAAAGGTTGCTTTAATGTAGGTTTATATGCTTCAGTTATCAATTAGTTGCCTTGAGCCATGTTATTTAGACGCTTCTTATTTTCTGCGGATACCTTCTTAGGCAATGTCCGCTTTGATCTTTCGCCCTCATTTGACGGGGCTGCACGACCTTCCATACGATCAAAAATTAAGGCCATCATGCCAGCACTTGGTTTATGCACAGTGGTCTTTTGCTTCTTCGGGTCGAATTCTTCATAACCAAGTGCGATCTTAAACATGCCACGAGCCATAGCTTCGGCTTTCGTCACCATGATATCTTCGCCGTCTACAGTAACGAGTTCGGTTTTCTCTTGTGCAACACGGCGTAGAAATTCCGATAACATACGACCGGCACGAGCTTTATCACCGATTGTGGGTGTTTTTGGAGCTTTAGGAATTATTTTCTTTTCAGGTTTAGGTGACGGCTTTGGCATTTTGTTGCTCCTTATACCGAACAGCCCTTTCTAAAAGATGCTGGGCGACGGCAATTCTGACGTACATCGCAATCAAATTTCTTTGTATAGTAAAAACCGCATTTATTACACTGTATAGTAACGGCATCAAGACGATTACCCCAAAGAGGCAACTGGATTATTGCATAGGGGCGATAGTGCTCGATAATAGTAAACTCATGTCTACAGAATTTTCTTTTTATGTTATTCCAAAGATTTCGCATGCGCCTCCTGTAATTCGTTAATTTTTGCCGAGTAATAAACAGCAGTTGATGCGACCCATTCCAAATCGATTTCCCGCTTTTGTTCACTCAATTCCATCAGATAAAAGATGTGTGCATCACTATATTTCTTTTGCATGAATCGGTAGTATTTGACCCATTCACCCTGACGCCGCATATTGCAACGGTAACACTGGGCGTGTACACAAGTTGGCTCAAATAAAATGCTATCCATGCGGCCAGGTATAAAATGCCCGGCCTGCAATTTTTTTAGCGGGTGTTTACTGCCACAAGTGCAACACAAACCAGCATCAAGTGTGCCAGTAGTTTCCAGACAGTCCCGCATACGAATATACATGGAGAAAATCTTCCACAAATCCTTTTTTGCTTTCATAATCGGACTATCTTTGCGTTTTGCTATATTATGCCCCCCCCGCCTATTTCTTTTTTTAGGTTGACTATATCTTCGTAGTGCGCCCCGCCCTTAATGAATTCTAAAATTATCATCCTTTTAAGCCAACCGAATTGTATCATTAAAGTTGGCTGCCGGTGTGGGTTGCGCCAATGTAGAAAGTAAAGTCGCAAAGGCCTCATCCATAAACGTGGTTGCTTTTCAACAGATACGGCGGCATATAATTTTGGAGCGTCGAGCCACACTCTTTTCCTATTGAACCATCCGGTTTTGCGCCAGCAAAAGATTTTCCACATTCTAAACATCCCCTATCCATTCTCGTGCCAAGCAAGGTGTCCTAGGATTGTACCGGCCATAACCCCGGTAAATACATTTACGCCTAAGAATACCCAGACACACGCAAGAACCGCAACCATAATTATCGTATCAATCCATTGCGGAAATGTACCGTGGTATCGCTGACTGATAGTCTCTCTATTTTTGATCAGCAAATAGATGTCCGCCAAACCCATGAAGACCATAATGATAAGTGTAAATACCGTCATATTATCTTCCTTTGATAGCCCTGTTCTTCCAATAATCACGCTCACGCCGGGTAGCTTCTATGTCGAAATACAAATACAAGATGTGAAGCCTTTGTTCACCAAGCAGGGCTTTAGCTTCCTCCGAAAGCCCCGAAAACTCCGATGTATTCCTCCTCGGTTTTTTCCGCTTCTTCCATTCGTTTGGCATAATTCGGCCCTTCATCTCTCCATCTTTCCATTAAAATAAGGATGTCGGCAGCGGGAGTTATAAAATTCATACCGCAATTGTATGTAAAACCAGCAATAGCAATGCCAATAACTTGACCTTGCATATTGAAAACCGGCCCCCCGCTATTCCCAGGGTTAACCGCAGCGTCAATCATCACTACAGGATTATCACTCAGCCATTCATCCTGTACATCAAGTTTAGATACAATCCCGCGAGTAACATAATTAAAAAACTTTGGGTCTAGTGGGCTGCCGATTACTATGATGGGTTGGCCAATTTTAATATCGGTAGTCAAAATTAGCGGCCTAAGATTTGCCTTATGTACCAATAACACCGCGCAATCAGTCGTTTCGCTGATACGTATAGCCTGTACATCACGTCTTGTACCATCTTCAAATAGAACCGCATATTCGCCCTCCCTATCAACAACATGTCTTGCAGTTATAATTAAATCGGGTGCAATAACAAAGCCCGATCCCGTGTGCCTACCATCAATCTCAATGAGTACTGTCGATGACATCTGTTCTTCAATACTACAGGTTACGGCTGAATTAAAGTCGTAAATAGCAGATACAGCACCGCTAAAGATAAAAAAGCCGAGTATAATAATTACGGGGCCTATCAAAACTGCTAACCCATTACGCATAGCAAAAACCTTTCCTACGGTTTCAGTTTTGAAATATAAGCAGAAGCTCCATTAGCAAGTGCCTGATAATGTAATGACGTATAGCCGACCGGAATTGTAATAACCCGAACCGAACTTTCCGGCATAAACCAAATGACGTTCGCGGCTGTAGCTGTAGTTGCTGTAGTAGCATCGGTCATAATTTGATACGTGGCACCGGACACAACTGTTTCTGTGTGGTCGCCACCAATAGTAGCATCGGTAATTTTAATGCCAGAAGCAAGTACCGGATCACCAGAAATAACGCCTGGGGGAACACGATTCCCGCCATTATCACTCAAAAATACTTCCATTATTTGTTCCCCTTTTTAATTCGATAGTTTAATCGCCACAAGAATCGGGCTAATTCATTCGCCGTCTTATCGATTACTGCCTCGGTTTCCGACCATCGTAAAACATGAAGCGTTTCGTGGATAACTGTTTCCAATCCCGCCCGTGTATTCAAATCGCCAAATATCCGCATTGTCGGGACAGCATCATTGCCATAAGGACAATCTACTAATCCATCGCACTCTGTCTCGCACAAGTCAATTTTTAATTTGCGCCCATTAAAAGTGTGAGAACGTACTATGCTCATTTATCAGGTTTTCCTTCCTGGTTATTACTAAGCCCGGCACTCCCGCAGGAAGACTCTCCGGGCATCGTTATCGCGGGGGCTGTCCCGCGTTATCAATCGGCTTCGATCCGGGACACTCACTATGATCTACATCTTTGTAAGTACCAAAACTTTTTCCACAATTTCTACAATAGCACATAGCCCCGTAAGGATTCGGTCCCATAGAAGTTGGGCTATGACGCTTCTTCTTCTTTCTATCATCCATTAGTTCATCCTATTCAATGAATGGTCAATCGCAGCCTTACGCTGGTATCCTGCCTGTTTCTGTGCTATGATATTGCCCAAGTCTTGCTGCATCATACCGGGAGACTGGATTGCGTATAATTCAATGCAAAACTGCTCAAAAGACATGTCCTTAAATGTAAAACTGTCATATAACTCTTTGGCCTGTTTTCGTTTCTTAAAAGGGATGGCCTCAAAACTCAAGGGTATAGACTCTTTAACAGGTGCCGATTCTTCTTTGACTCCTGGATCGACTTCATCCTCACCTAAACAACCAAGATCATTTGGCGTGATGTCTTCCATTTTCATTTCGTCATCGGACATCTCTAATCCTCCCCGCAAGAAAAACAATCCACGCAAAAGGCGATATGCAGACAACTGCATAAATGGTAATTAAAGCGGCTATTATTTTCATTTGACAGCCCCATTATCCTTCTTCGACTCTTCAATTTCTTTTGTCAGAGTCTCCGCACATTTACCACATCGACAGAGTTTATAATCCGATTCAAGTTCCGCTTTGAGTTTCTTATAGGCTACCATCAACTCGCCATACATTGCTTTTAGCCTATCATACTCACATTCTGCTGGTGTCGGTTCTGTCGGGGCGTATTTCTTCTGTACCAACAACTTTGCTTTGATGCTATCAGTTTCGTGGATAATTTTGAATTTAATAAGTTTGATCGCATTATAATCGGGGTGCAGTTTTTCATAATGTCGGACTATCATATCCGCCGAAATCAAGCCGTCACAGATATCCTTCATAGCATACTGTACATCAACATACATTCTTTTGCCAGTATTTTCTATGCCCATTATATTCTGACCTCCACTTTCATGCCCAATTTTTCCAATTCCGATTGAGCAAGGTTCATAATAGCCAGTAACGAATCTTGAATCCTAACTTTCAACATCTTATCCAAATAATCGGGGCCATCCTTTGTATCCATTGTAATTTCGGCTCCACTTGCGCAAAATGGTGCCCAGCAATCAACTACTCCCTTAAAAATACAACCGGGCTGTCTCGAAGAGAACTCCCGAACCATCTTCAAATTTTGTACCATTTCCGATCCGCTTTCATTTGCAATTTTCTGGATAGCGGCGTTCAATTTTTCCAACATTTTGATCTGATTCATTGTAATCTTCCTCAACAAAAAGGTTACTTCGCGGTATTTTCATCCGGCTCAGGCTCATTCCGTGTAACCATACACCAATCTAAGTTCTCGCCCACACGAATTGAATACCATTCCGGGTACCGGATATAATCAGCCAGGGTACCAAGGTCTTCTTTCTCTTCCTCTTTCTTTTCATTCATAGCCATAAAAAGTACTCCCTCAGTAGTAGCCGAATTTGTTAGCATTTAGAAACTTTTTTTCAAAATTATTTTTCAAATTTTCTAAAAATTTTTTCTTGCCCCCCAGTATCTATTATTTCCTGATATTTGTGGTGTCTAAGAATAGATATCCGCACATGCATATCGTCAACACCGAAGGGTACTACCCGGGGGTCCGATAACCGATAACCGAGCCGTCAAGGCCCTCCACATGCTTCAGGCTGGATTGGGGGTGTTATGATACCGGTGCTATGACGTTCGTCCATCCTGAGGCATCCTGAGGCCTGTGGTGGCAGATTGACGGGGTGAGAGGGGTGTGGGTGGGCGTGGTGGCAATTGAGAAGATTGTGGGGGCGTAGGGGTTGTGAGGGTTGTGGGGGTTAGGGGGTGTGGATGGGGTCAAAATCACCTGCCAATCCAACATATCAGCGAAATCAGCGTACTTTCAACGAAATCGGCAGATTCAGTCCCCTCATACATGGTCCGAATATAGATAAGCCACGAGCAATCGGCCGTATTAGCCTGATAATGCGAGTGTGATATAGGGAGTCATTTGTCGGCAATGCGATGGCACAGAAAAAGTGGGTTCAGAGCTTAATAACGCGGGTGTGCCATCGGGTGTGCTATCGGGAAAAGTGCGTTTAGGGCTTAATAATGCACTTTTTATTTTTGACTTTATAGGACTAAGCCGGTGTAAACCCTTATCAGCAATGAAGTTAAAAAGAACTAACGGGGTTCAAGACACAAGGTATCGACAGTGAGATATCAGGGTGCTCATACTGCGCCTATAGAATATATTCTTACCCTATTCAGGACTATATTGGGTTACATCTACATTCTTTTTATTTTCTTATGGCTGGTATGAGTAACCTAATAGCACACTTTGACGTAAACCATTGCGGCCAAAAGGTTTAGGGTGTGATACTGGATAAGCGATATGTAGTTCCCTGAATCATAAGTCATGCAGCCGCAAAGATTTATGATTTTCGCGGATAGCACACCTAATATCTCACTGATAGCACACGCGATAGATTGTATCGGGTTATTATTATTATTATTGATAGCAACGTTTCTAAACGTTAAACATTTGGGCTATAAGTGAGGGCGTAAATAAATGAAAATGAAAAATGAAAACCTAAGGAGACTGTGATGAGTAAACAAGAAAACCAAACTGATGCCACCGCTGAAACTGTTACTAACGCCAGAATCGAGGCTGCCGACGCTATTGAAGTCGCTGTTGCCGAGGCTGTTAACGCTCTTGTTATCGCGGGTAATCCTGATATTAAGGCTGTCATTGTTGACGCCCTTGTTACTGTTATTACCCTCGCTGTTGGCACCATTATGACTTCTGAAGCCGCTGAAACTGTTACAGTTGCTATTACCAAAGCCATTTATGCTATGGATGTTGTTATTGCCGCCATGCAAGCCGCTGATGAGATCGAGGGGAAACTGCCCGATGCATAACCGCCCCATAATTCATAACCCATAATATAACAGATACTGTCATCACGCGACAGTATGTCCAGCATCCAGCGCCCAATGTCCATGGCTTGGGTGCTTTACCATGTAGTTTTATCAAGCCCAAGCCTCGGCCAAAATTATATTTTTCGAGTTTTTTGAAAAAAGTACTTGACACGTGATAGGACTTGTGGTATATTCTACACAGTTAACATTATGTTGAATTTTGTTTTAGGGGTATAGTGATGAAGTCAGTCAAAAAGGTCCTCGAATATCAAAGAACCATAATGCGAATTCTCGCTGATAGAGATTCGGACGTCCCTACAGTCGAAAATATTTGCTTATGTCGTATCGGGCACATCGCTTGTTATGAAAGTTTCCAGCATGCTTTACGGGACTTAATAGCCAACGGCGCGGTCTGTTGTATTGGTGATACACTATACAAATCAATCACCATAATCAAGCGCCGTTAACGGCTTAGATCAAAATTGAACTTTATTTTAGGAGTATAACAATGAAAGTGCAGAACATGACATCCAGTAGAGGTAACAAAATTGCTAATCAGTTTGTTATCAGTGAAGAGGGACGTGGCAATAACGGAAACTTCAGACTCAAAGAAGTTTTCCAGAGCTATGATAGTATTATCGTCGAACGCATCATTTGGGATAGCGGCACAAAAATTAAGCTCGACGCCGAAAAATGGGATTATAGCGTTACCACTGGCAAATATCGCAATATCTTTTTAGGCGAAACCAAACGGGAAACGCAAGCAAAGATAGATTCAGGTGAATATGTCCTTGCCGACTTAAACTAATCACACGCTGTTAACAGTTTAGATCAAAAATTGAACTTTATTTTAGGGGTATAGCGATGATGACAATGGAATTTTTAAGAACCAACACCTGCTTAAAATTGATAGTTACCGATGATGCAGTTAACAAGGCCTTGCAGGACTATGAAAATGCGGGCGAACTGGATTCAGATGACGCTATGTATGAACTGTTTGGCGACATCTTACCATATTGTAGTTTTAGATGGATCGCCCCAGAAGAGATTGGCGCTTTGACAGCCGCACCAATACTCGGCATTGCTGATGAAAATGACAAGGTTGTTGAAGCATATGGTTATATGAATTATGCTGTAACATCGCTGTTGCGGGACCTATTTGAACACGGCGAAGCGGTGCTGCAAAAAGGTTAATAACTGAAAAAGTACTTGACACGTGATACGGGTTGTGCTATAGTTTATGTAGTTAGTATTGTGTTGAACCTTGTTTAGGAGTATGACGATGACAGTGAAAAAGACAAAAAAGACAGTGTATGAGGTGCGGTACGGGGTGGGCGGTGGCTTGTCAATGAAGTTTGATAAATACCCTACAAAAGCCGAAGCGATTAGTGCGGCGAAACGTGCCAGCAAACAAGACGTGGGTCGCCTTTATTATGTGCTAAGAGTATCAACCGAAGCAGTGTTTTTTACAGGAGTATGATGATGAAAGTTATTGGATATTACAATGAACTGGGGTATCGTTTTAGGCAGCCAGCAGGATGCTACAGGTACAAGGAATCAATTGTCTCTTGCCGCTATACAGGCTATGTGCGAGCAAACAACCAGAGATATAGCCGAAGAGGAAAATGCCGAGTATGTAGGCATAGAATATGATGAGTGTTTGAGTATCATCGCCAACGGTTTGAATTGAAACAGAATAAAACTTTAGTATAACGGGGCATGATGACAGTGAAAAAAGGCGATAAAGTTACTACAAAACACGGACACGGCATAATTGTCGGTGTAGACACAGAGACGTATAGCATTGTGATGTATACAATTAAGTTAACAACCAGTCGTTATGCTTCCGAGTTGCTAATTGTTTGCGAAAGTGAATTTATTGTAAAGGGGCACGATTATGGAACTGTATGAAGACGAAAATATCAGAGTAACAGTACCGGCAGCAACTGCCCGGGCCATAAATGTTGCAGCAGCGGCAAATAACAAGCTATTAATCATATCCAGTGATCCGATTCTGGAACCTCTTATCGCTGATGGGGTTATAGCTGTTGAGCCACCGTGTCCCTGTGGCAATTACAAAATACAAAACGCTGTGTGTATTTGTCAAATTGAAGAGATTAATAAACATACCAGAGATTTACGAATAAAATATGCAGATTATATGTGGTGCGAAAACCCTTTTTGCTTTGCAAGAGACATTAAACTAAAGGGGCTTGATGAAATGGGAAAAGCGTTATTGAAGCAAGCCTATCAAGAATTTACGCCAACAGTCATGCAAATAGTCATTATCTTAAAATCGGCCAGGGCGATAGCCAACATGGAAAAGTCTAAAAAAATTGAAGCGTGCCATATTGCCGAGGGCATAGCTTATAGACTGCCAAAAGATTAAAAAGGAAAAATGATTATGAAATCTATGACATATGAACAGGCTTGGGCTTATCCCCCCAAACATGGCGGTTGGGCACAAGTAGATATTAACGGTCCTTCTATACAGGCTGCGGTAGCCGAAGTATTGGGCCAGCAATTATGTATCAGGGCCGAAGCGGTCTATGATTGGGCTATGGAACAAAATGTATCCTTGAGAGACAATGCGAAGTTGTTTATTAACACGCCTGATTTATTGCTTTGCTGCGTATTAAATGATTGGTCTGTTGAGTATACGCTGGAGAAACTAAAATGAAAAAGAAAAAACTAATGCCCGATTGTGCTATTACTTGTGAGCAACAAAATTGTATACAACAAGAGAATGATGGTGAAGCTATACTTGACTGTAGCATCTGTCGTGATCGTAACAAGTGCCTAAATGAATCTTAATTTTTTGAATGGCAACCAAGAGGTGTATTATGGGGAAGCGATGGAGCATGTGGGAATACTTTATCGTAGCAGGATTATGCTATCTTGCTTTATGTTAGACACTTTACCAGATTAAGGAAAACCAAAATGACTGTTAAACAAGCACTGGAATTGATCATAGAGAACAATGGTTGCCCTGCATTAAGTCATGCAGTCAATTATGCAAAGTACGCATTGGCATTATCTGCCTCTGGACAATTAGCTGAATTAAGGATTCAACTGTTGTATGTCGTCAGTAACATAATTCATTGGCGTTACAACAAAAACTTTTCCGCTACCGCGGCGGAGATTAAGCACTGCCGATCCGTGTTAAGCGAATCTTGTAAATAAGGGGGGGACATAATGGCGAGCAAGGCCAAAAGCGTATCAGGTATAATCATCCAAGCGAAGTATAATGTCGTCAAGAAGAGGTTACACACTTGTAGCCCCGATGAAAAAGAGAACATGAAACAGTTGCTTGATTATTATCATACCGCTATACAAAGAAAAAGAGGCACAAAATTATGAACATGGTTGATATAGAGATGGCAGCAAAATTTTCACATATATTAAATATGGTCGATGAGAATGGTGAAGTTTACATACCACCGACCTTATATGTTGATCGTCAAATTGTGCCTACGCAATGGTGGGCAATACATTTTGGTTTCCAGCGTACAAAGCGGTTGAATTATTGGAAATTAGTTGACTCTAATTGAGGTGTAATAATGGGAATGGGTAGGATACAAAAATATCGTGCACGGCTCGTTGAGTGCCGCAAACGTGCTTCGTTGGCCGGGGAGATATTCGATTTTGTTTGGGTGAGGGGGTGTTGGCGTCCGATCAAAAGTTATCGCACCATAAAACGCGGCAAGAAAAAGGGGTGGATCGAAGTCGTGCTGTATTATCCAGAGAACAGGAAGGTTAAAGTGCAGGCGGCTGCTATGCGATATAAAGAGATTGACTATGCTTTCGCAGTTTGAAAATTTTTACAAAATAATCGGGCAAAAACGTTTCCGAACGCTAAACATTTCACCTACTTGTGGAGGGCTGAAAAATGAGAAGTGCGGTAAATTGGGGGCATAAAATGAAGCGAAAATTAACTGCTAAGCAGATAGAAGCATACCGGCTGATAAGCGGCGAACATAAAGGGCTATCTACTGCTGATGCGGCCACAAAAATGGGGATAACCCCCCAATCAATAAACCGCTTGCTAAGAAGAGCGGAAAAGAGATGCCCAGAGCTTTTTCCGCTTCTTACAAAACAGGAAGCTGATACAAAAGCCCTATTCGCAATAGGTTGGACAAATGCTGAAATCGCTGACAAGCTGGGGGTAGGCTTGAGTAGAGTAAGCCAAATCGTTAGTACTATCAATAACAAACAGGATGCTGACTATCGCTATACCCCCCCTATCAAAATTGTAACATATAACCCATATCTTGATTCTCAAATTAAGAGAAAATTCTAATGCGTAATTAGGGGTATGAATGTGAGACCAGTAAGACGAACAGTTGAAATGCGATACGAGGGGGTGTATTATCGTGGTAAATGCTTGGGCGGCGTGTGGGGCAGGCTAATTAAGACGTTTGATTTGCCGATCAACGGGAAGTTTAGGATTATTATCAAAGCAGATGGGCCATACAAAATTGCAGTATGGCACAAAAGTAGTTGTCTTTATAGCATAAGAAAAGGCGGCGTGTATTCTGGTTGTCTTTGCAGAAAGGCTTTTCAAGAACTTTTCCGTTTCAAACCTGACGGGCGTAAACGATACGATATTCAAATTAAGAAATTATAATCGGGAAATATGAACATGAAACCAGTAAGACGAATAGTCGAAATACGATACGGGATGGCGTATTATCACGGTAAATGTTTAGGTGCTACGATATTCGGATTGGGTAATATGTTTAATCTGCCGTCTGCTGGCAAGTTCAAGGTTGTCATTGAAGAAAAAATAGAGGGGGTATATAAAATCACGCCGTGGGGCAATCATTTTTATTGCGTGCAGATGATAAGTGGTTCGCCCTATAGCTGTATTTGCAGAAAGGCTTTTCAAGAACTTTTCCGTTTCAAACCTGACGGGCGTAAACGATACGATATTCAAATTAAGAAATTATAGTTGTAAAAGAGAAGCACAATGATATACTTGCTATCGCGCAATCTGGACGATGTTGATTATGAGGAAAATGATGCTATGGTCATTCGGGCGACATCTGAATCAGAGGCTCGTCGAATTGCGAATGAGAATAGTTCTGAAGGTAATATCTGGGGTGATAGAAAGCGGGTAATGTGTAAAAAATTGTACCCTGCTGCTAAAAGTGAACTTATTCTTAATAGTTTTAATGCGGGTTAAAGGAGAATAGTTATGCGGAAATTTGAAAGTGGGGCGACAAGAGACGATGATAAAAATAAACTTGATTTTGAGGGGTTTTTTAGTCCTTTGGTTTTGAATAGGTACGCCGAGTATATGAACAAGCACCGGAAACAGGCCGACGGCAAGCTACGAGATTCGGACAACTGGCAGAAGGGCATCCCATTAGCCGCTTACATGAAGTCTGGGTATCGACACTTCTTTGACTGGTGGGCGAACCACCGTAACGTAACTTCGGTAGTCAAGGACGATGTTGAGGAGAGCCTGTGTGCTCTACTTTTCAATACGATGGGCTATCTGCATGAGTATCTGAATCTGAATGATTATCAGAATCTGAAGCCTCAACTCGGCGATTTGGTTTTTATTGATTTACGTTCTGAAACAAGTGAAGTGGTGAAGACAGCAGTTAAGTGGAATTATAATGTCGGCATAATTATAGAGGTGTGCGAAAATGACGATGTGGAACGTTATACTACCTCTGTAGGCGGTAAAAGTTTCGATTTTTATTCTGATGAGTTGACTGTACTAAGAAGGGACGGGGGCGTAATAACAGGAAGAATAACATCTGACGTCTCGAATGTTGCAGAAGTTGATGGACCGTTTGTTGATGAATTTCGACCTGGCGACATCGTAGGTATTTGGCCACGAGAACGCATACATGCGGTCTATTTGGATCGCATAAAAAAGGCAAGATATAGTGGTGAAGTTGTCGAGAAACTTGACGCGAAACTTTATAGGGTCAATCTGGCATTTCATGTTGACGTAAATTTATTTTCTGATGAATTGACCTTGTTAAAAAAAGCTGATAGAAAAGGAGATTAAAGTGAGAATTTATCTATCACACGCTATTAGGGGGGCGGCTGGTTTAGATGCAAGCCATGACGTCCAAGCTATGAATTGTGCCGAAGCGATTCGCATAGCCAACATGCTACGGGCCGCATTTCCAAAATTGATACTGTACGTACCAGCAGAAAATGAAACATTTGTGCAGATCGCTTTTGATAGTGGACACGTTAACGAAAAAGCGATTCTCGATGTTGATTGCAAGATCATCGACCGCTGTGATGGTGTCCTTATTTATGTACCGGCAGGTGATGAGTTACAAGGTGGGCGAAAGATTGAGTGTGATCATGCGATAGCCACTAAAAAGCCAGTGTGCATATTCAGCCGAATAGACGAAGCAACTGACTACCTGTATGCACGATATCGGGGGGAATTGATATGACATACTTGGACACTACGCCTTCACCGTCTTCCGAACATCCTGCTGCTAAGCCCATTTTTCCAGACGGCAGTATGATTGAGCTCGATGATGAAACTACAAAATTACTTAAACAACGGTTTGGGAGCTAATTATGAATGCGACAATGGGCCATTTTATTGGTTGGAAATTCGGCGCACCAGTGAGAATTCTGGATAAATATAATGAAGTAGTTTGCACTTTACGGTATCTGATACATGAATATGAATCAGGTTTCGTTACGATTGATAAACATGGCAGTCAAACTAACTGGATTAAGGGTAGTAGACCTGATTACGGTGGCTACAGCTATGAACTTATTCCGTATTCGTTTAGGAATTTCAATTGTTTACGATACCCGGTGTGTTCAAGCAGAGAGACAGTCGCATACTGTAATGCCCATGGGGTAATGGATAATTTGACGACCATCCGTAAAGAGAGGCTTATTCCCAAGATAGAAAAGAGGGCGATACTCGAAATAGACGGGGAGAAAATAGAACTTAGCAATGAAACAACAGAACAGTTGAAGAAACAGTTGGGGGTTAACCATGAGTAGAGTATTAGTAATTCCCGATTTACATGAGCCTGTAGCACATCCTGGAGCGTTGGCTTTTTGTAAGTATTTACACAATAAGCATAAATGTAATAAAGTTGTGTGCATAGGCGACCTAACTGATATGCAGGCCATTAGTTTTCATGCTAATAATCCACAATGTCCTGGAGCATTAGATGAATACCACTTGGCAAAAAAAGCTGTTAAGAAATGGCATAAGACGTTTCCGAAAATGACAATAACTTTAGGCAATCACGATTGTCGAGCGATACGGTTGGCCGAATCAGTAAATATCCCGCCACAATACTTAAGAGATTACTCCAGCGTATGGAACACTCCCGGTTGGAAATGGGTATATGATTGTATAATAGATGACACATACTACTGGCATGGTGAAGGACGTTCTGGTATCAACCCTGCGTTCAACGTTATGAAGGATATGCTTATGTCCGTGGTCATGGGCCATTGTCATGCGGCCTCTGGGGTAAAATGGCTTGCTAACCCATTGCGTAGAACATTCGGAATGGATACAGGATGTTTGATAAATATAGATGCGTTTAATTTTGCCTACGGAAAAGCGTCAAGGAAACGCCCAATGTTATCCGCCGCCGTAGTATTAGACGGCATACCCCAGCACTTTATAATGCCCTGTGGAGTAGGTGAAAAATATCACAAATCGAGGTTTAATAAATGAGTGGTAAGGGCAGCAAACGTAGGCCGTGTTTAGTATCAAGAGCCGAATACAATTTACGGTGGGATTATGCCTACGGCAGGATAACCCGCAGGGAGTTTGACACGGGGCTGAAAGCCATAAAATCGGGCAACTGTATTCAATGTAAACATGGTGTTATGATCGAGCCGGATTATAAAATTACATGCTTAGTAACGCATGAACTACATGATCAGCACCATAGTTGCCCGAATTTTGAGGGTGAAAAATGACTATGGGGTTTTCATTCGGGAACGTTAAGCTGTATCGGCTTCGGAAGTATTACCTAAAGTGGATACACGCTACCTTACAAAGTGCTCGCATGCTTAACATAACCCCACGCGACCGTTATTTAATACTCCAAATGGAAGAAAAATTGAAAATGTTAGTTGTCGCCGGAGCAAAGTAGCCTGTTTGCTGGTCATGGTCCGGCATTTGGTTTTGACATGGTGGGAATGTATTGCCGCTTGCCCGAACCTTATTGAAGATTTGTTAATCGGATTAGACACTGCGATTGAAAAATGGGACGAAATAAGGCTAATTGGGTCAATAGAAACAGGCTTTAGAATGGAGACAAAATGACAGCAGACGAAAGAAATAGCGAGCTATATGATGAAGCGATTGACGCCATAGACGCACTTTTTGGAGACTTGGGCGTTGATAAAGAGTGTACGCAATCAAATCTTAGGGAGCTAATCAGTGAATTGCAGATCAGGCTGGTTGCCCTCTCTTAAAAGAGATAAAGGATCAACATGAATACCACTGAGATTCTAAAATGTGCCAAATACCCTACAGACTTTGTGGTTTTGGATTTTGAGACATATTACAATAAGAACTATTCGCTGTCCGGCATGAGTTACTGGGAATATGTCAATGACAAACGGTTTGAAGTACTCGGCTGTGGGTTCAAGTACTTTAATGGTGGGGAGTATTTTATTTGGGGCGACAGCTTAGATTACTATTTTGAACAAACGCAAGAGCTATTTGGTAAAAATTTAGAAAACATCACAGTTGTGATACAGAATGTCTCGTTTGACGCCTTGATTCTCCAGGAAAAATATAACATCAAGCCAAAATTTATGATTGACCTCAAACACTTAGACGCTCATTTCGATAGCCGCCGGTCTCATCGGCTGAAAGACATGGCAAAGCGAGAAAATCTGCCCGATAAAGGTGAGACGATAAAATTTATTGGGCTGCATTTGGGTAATTTCACCGATGAACAACGACAGGCCATGGAAGAATACTGCGGCAGAGACTGCGAATTAGAATTCAAACTGTTTGAAATCCTGCTGCCTTATCTCTCCAATGCCGAAACTGAACTTGCACTTGCTCGACATACGGTAAATTTGTACCTTCAGCCCAGATTAAAATTTGATTTTGATTTGGCTGCCGAATTGAAGGCCGGGATGGAAAAATACATTACAGACGCCTGCGAATCGGTAGGTATGAAGGCCAAGGATATTTCAGGCAACACAACTTTCACGGCAGCGTTGCAAGCAGTATTGCCCGAGGGCGAAAAAGTCCCAACAAAATATGGCAAACGCCCCGGTAAAAAGATGACTGCTTTACTCGGTAGAGAAGGAGTCATACCCGCATTTGCAAAAACAGATGATGGGTGTAAAATGTTACTGGCCCACCCTGACAGCAAAGTGCGTAACCTGATGGAAGCAAGGCAGACAGTGAAGTCATTGCCTTTGCACATTAAGCGTATCGATGCGATGACTCGGCTCGCTACGGCTTGTGAAGGCTGGCTTCCTGTCCCCTTAGTATATTACGGATGCCATACAGGTAGATTTAGCGGGGGGGGCGGAATCAATTTGCAAAATTTAGGGGGTGGTAAACAGGGCACACATCCATTGATTAGGAAGATGCGGGAGTTATTGTATGTCTAAAAACAACTAAAGGACACGATGTAGTAAGCTGTGACTTATCACCAACAGAAAGGCCGGGGCCTCACATACAGGGGGACATATTTAGTATTCTTGGGGATGGTTGGGATTTGATGATTGCCCATCCACCTTGTACACATTTAGCCATAAGCGGAGCAAGATGGTGGAAAGAAAAACAAAAAGATGGGCGACAACAGCAGGGCATAGATTTTTTTATGGGCCTTATAAATGCCCCGATTCCCAAGATTGCAGTAGAAAACCCGGTAGGTATAATGACAAAGGCTTACCGAAAGCCCGACCAGTATATCCAGCCATACTGGTTTGGTGATTCAGTCCGAAAGAAAACTGGTCTTTGGTTGAAAAACCTGTCACTGTTGAGGCCAACCAATATGGTTGACAAGGGGGAAAGTTACATCGACCCGCGGGGCCATAAACATGGGGGAGCTTTTACTCTTCGGGCTTTAAGAACTGTCGCCTTCCCGCGGGAACCCCGGTGGAAAATACGGAGCCGAACTTTTCAAGGAATAGCCAATGCTATGGCGGAACAATGGGGGTGATATATGTCTAGTTCAAAACTAATTATCGCCGATGCCGCCCAAATTGAAGTACGTGTCTTGGCATGGTTAGCCGGACAAACGAATATGGTCGAGGCATTCGCGGAGGGTCGGGACATCTATAGTGAGTTTGGCACAGGGTTATTCCGTGCGAGACTAAGAAAACCCAGAAAGACCGATCCTTCGCCTGTTTATAAATTGCTTACGATTCGCCGCGATTTTTCTAAAATGGTGATTTTGGGCGCGGGATATGGACTCGGCCCAACCAAGTTTCACACCAGTTGTTTGATGAACCCTACGTTACGTCCATTATTCGACGGCGGGGAGTACAACCTTCAATTTGTTAAGCGGCTGATAAAAGGATACCGTACCACATATCCACAGATACCTAAATTTTGGACAACGGTTGAAAAATGTTTCCGTATTGTAATCAGGCACCCCCACCAAGTAATGCGATATGCGCCGGAAGGTAGTAAAGTAGGTCAAGAAGATTTACTCACGTTCTGGAACGACAGCGGAACCGTCAATATCCAGCTACCTTCCGGTCGTATATTGTACTACCCACATGCTTCAATCAAAAAGAAGATAAACCACTATGACTATGATAACCAATTACGGTACCAACATGGTCCACTGTGGGGGGGAAGTTTGACGGAAAACATTGTGCAAGCTGTGGCTCGTGATTTACTTGGTTATTGGATACTGGAATGCGAAAAAGAATGTCTGCCGGTTGCATTACACGTGCATGATGAGATCATAGCTATAACGCCTGACATGTTTGCAATAAAGAATCTTGAGGTACTGAATACTATAATGAGTAATGGGCCGGCTTGGTCAGAGGGAGTGCCATTGGCCGCAGAGGGTGAAATTACAAAGACATATAAAAAATGAAAAAAGAGGTTCTAATGGCCGAATCTAAAAAAAGACATTACTGGACTCTTGTATGCAAGGGAACAAAAGCGGCGATACTGCCTTTTGATTGCAACCCACATTCAAAAAATGATGATGGCTTGCTTGTTTATTACAGTTATCAAGCAGCACGTGCCGCCAGTACCCACCAAAAAGAACTATACGGAATTGACTGCGAGCCTTGTAGACTTGGAGAAGAAGACTGATGGCTGAAACTAAAAAAAGAAAACAATGGCGTTTGTCGGCCTCTTCAATTACTTGTTTCAAAAAGTGCCCCTATAAGTACTTCTTGAAATACATTAAAGGTATTAAACTGGTTGAAGAACCGGGACACTTCAGATATGGTACTAACTGGCACAAGATTATGGAGATTATCTCGTTGACGCCCGGCGATCCTTGCCGCTGTGTTAATGCGCTGCCTACAGAGCCAGATGCTGAACCAGAAGAGTATTACTGTATTGTCTGCAATGGTACTGGAGTTGTGCCCGATGATATAATGGAGGCAGTAACCCGGGTCATTGATGATGCTTATTATCATATTCCTAATTCTGTTTCCCCCGAAGATTGGGCCGTAGAACGTGCGAAGCTACTATATTCTGCCGTTGGCTATAACTGGTACTACCAGAACGAGCCACTTAAAGCTACACACACTGAAGTCAGATTTTCTACGCCGATTCCTGGACGTACAGGTCGGATGATACCTAACCTATTGGTTACTGGCGTCATTGACAAGATAATAAAAAATGCTGGCAACATGGTCGTTGAACACAAGACCACCAGTAAGTCTGTAGCTCCCGATTCCAAGTATTGGGGTAAATTGACATTGGATACGCAGACTTCACTTTATACTTACGTTCTTCAACTGCTTCGGGGTCAGGCGAAATTAAATCTTACGGGTGAAATCAGTGGCTTCTATTATGATGTATTCCACAAGCCGGGGATCAAGCCGAAATTCCTGTCCATCGCCGCCAGTAAAAAGTTTGTTGAAGATGGCGAGTACTATGGCGGAAAATTTATAGTAGACAGTAAATGGGCAGATGACGGCCCGGCTATGTTTGTATTAGATGTCTCTGGTACGACTGCAATTGTTGAAATGACAGCAAAAGAAGGCCAGTATAAGATCAAAGAGACGCCCGATATGTATGGGCATAGGCTCCTCGCTGATATCGTAGAGCGTCCTGAGTTTTACTTCGCTCGTCGTGAGATGGCCAAGACTAATGCTGATTCTGACCAATTCCACAGGCAGCTACTCGGCATTATTTCCTCATTACGCGCCCACTTGAAAAACGATAGCTGGTATAAATGTGAGGGAGAATGCGAGAACGAGTATAATTGCGAGTACATCGATCTGTGTTACAATGGGATCGACCCTGACGGGCAGCTTCCCGCTACGCTTATTAAGAGAGTGAAAGGAGGTAAAGAATGAGATTTATAATGGTTATGTATATGATGGGCAGTGTATTCTTTTTTATCGGTTCACTACTTAGTTACTTACGGGCTTCACAATAAAAATAGAAAGGGAAATACAATGGCAGTGAAGAAACGACCAATACCAAAACCACCTAAAGTAGTAAGTACGCCAACACGATGGTCCCGACTAAAAACTTTAAGATAGAATCCGGAGAACGGCCTGGAAACGGCAAAGGCATTGTGATTCATGCCGACTCTGGCATGGGTAAAACTACTTTGGCCAGTCTCGCACCTCTTCCAGCGTTTATAGGCCTCGATAATGGCGGCGTGGGCATCAAAACATATCATCGTGTGGATGGTGTTGATACTTTTTTGGATGTAAGATCAGCATTACAGGCCCCCATCTATGATAACTACAAGACAATAGTGGTGGATACAGTTACTCTGCTTGAAGAATTAGGAGAGCGACACGTGTTGGACACTATACCCACCGATTCGGGGAATCAGGCAAAAAATCTTGTACATTATGGTTGGAACAATGGCTATCGACATCTATACGATACCATGAAACTCGTCCTTCAAGATTGTGATGCCTTGATTCGTAAGGGCAAGAATGTAATCCTCATTGCCCAATCTACACCACACAATGTACCAAATCCCGGAGGAGCGGACTTTATTCGACAAGGCCCCCGGCTAATGAGCCGCAAAAATGCGGACATCGAGGCCCTATACTGTGAATGGGCGGATCATATTTTCTATATAGGGTATCAATTTTTAAGTGTCGATAAGAAAAAGAAGGTTAGTGGCGATGGGAAGCGGGCAGTTTTCGTACATCCGGAGCCACATTTTAGAGCGAAGTCTCGTACTTTGGGGCTTGATAAAGCAGTCGTATCATTCGCCGACCCGGCAGATGATTCCATCTGGAAATTTTTATTCGGCAAGAGCAGTTAATTGGGTTTTAAGGGGACAAAAATGAAAAAACCAGCACTAAATCTTGGCGCATATAAGGATGTCCGGGATAGAGATTATGACCCTACACAGCTATGTGATCATTGTCGTGTAAAACTGGCGGGCGTTCTACTAGCTTGTAAGGGCGAGACTGGAAATATCTTTGAGTTCGGGGGCCATTTATTCCGGGTAGTATGCTTAAAATAGACAACTAATAATTTTTATGGGAGACAAAAGATGAGTTTAATTAGTGAAGCAGGTTCGTATCGTGGCGTGGTATTAGAGCATACAGCAAGTATTACAAAAGAAAGTGGGCTGCCACGGATGGAGATAAAGTTACGTGCATTGGAGTTTTATGATGATGACGAGAAAATATGGCTGCCTTGTGAGGGCGATAACGACAGGATTACCGCTTTTCTCACGCTGTTTAATAAACATAAGGAGCCGATTTTTCATGCCCGTGATGTTATGCGAGTTTTCGAGTGGGACGGCAAGTCTCTTATTACTCTCAATAATCTTGACCTTGAAGGAGCGGAAGTACAATTTGAAGTTGCCGAGAATGTTTATAACGAAAAAACTTCGATGAAAGTGCAAAACATCCGCGGCTATAATGATGAACCCGGCAACTCATTGAAAAAACTTGATGATGCTGAACTCAGTCAACTTAATGCAGAATTTAGTGCCGCTCTCAAGAAACTTGGCGGTGCCCCAAAAGTCGCATCGGCTAAAGCTAAAGCACCGGCTGTACCTGCAAAGGCAACGACGAAGAAAGCCACCAAAAAGGCCGCTCCGAAACCTCCTGCTGCACCTACAGCTAAAGCGGTTGAAAAACTTACGGACGCCTCACCTGAACTTCCTGTCGAAGAAGCGGTCGAGGAATTCCAGAAAGCTCCGCCGAAACCTCCGAAAGCAGCACCAAAACCAGCTACTGCTGTTGTTGATGATGCCACAACGTATGAGGGGTCGTGGGGTATATGCTGTGCCCAAAAAGCTGAAGGTGTCACAGATGATGCGCTTGCTCAAGCATTTACGCGGGCCATGTACAACATAGCCCCGAACCAGAGTGAAGATGAAATCGTTGCTGAAGACTGGCAGAAAATTACGGATACCGTAACTGCTGAAACTGGTACTTTTGCTAAGTAAGTTGCTTTAATATATGGGGCTGGTAGGACCTGCGTAAGAGGGAACTTGTAACTCCTGTAGTTATGACACTCCTGCCTACCCCCATATTTTGAAAAGCGACAGGTATGCAAGCAGGCTGCTTTTTCTGGAAGGCATAATATGGCAGAGCCAAATTTTGCAAATTTGTTTGAAACATATCGGCAGAATGTTTGCCCCGCTATGCTTGAATACTTAGCCAATGACCTTGGTGTGACTGCTAAGTCTCTTGACACCATGGGCGTTGGCTACGAGTTTGCCGGTCCGTCATGGGTCTTTGCAGAGCGTAGCCCGTCCGGTAAAATCATCGGCTTAATTCGCCGATTTCCTGATGGTAAAAAATATACAATCAGTGGTTCTAAGCGTGGTCTGACCTATATAATCAACCCTGATTTTGGCAAGCAAAAAGATCGTTATGTCCCGGGCAGACACAATTGGACTAGAGTTTCCCCAAGCATGCCATGCCCTTTATGTGGTAGAACTAAATGGTGCATGGTGTCCTCCGAGAATATCGATAACCCGCCAGCGGTTATCTGCGGCAATAAAACCGGCTCAGTTTGTGAGTGCGGTGAAGGGACTTATCTCCACATACTTCGTTCAGAGGATAATAGGAGTTCAAGCTGCGAGACTGTCCTCCCGCAAACCACACTCCCCATACTCATCGTTGAAGGCCAGACAGATGTAGCGGCGGCAGCCGACTTAGGTTTTGTAGGAATCGGTAGACCTTCAGCTAAGTCCGTTAAGATGCTGCTAAAGATGCCATTGAATAACCGCCCTGTTGTTGTTATCGGCGAAAACGATGCTGGGGCTGGTAAGGGCGGGATGGAATCTGCTTATCGTACTATAGGCAAACTCACTGCTAACATCATACAGCTTATGCCTCCTACCGGGATCAAAGACTTACGAGCATGGCTGAAGACCGGACTTACTAGCGACGGGCTGATTGCCGCGATTGAAAATGCACCGGCTGCACCTGTTAGTGAAGTGTTCGAGGATGACGTAGCACATACAGTGGCGAAAGCGTGGATGGAAAAGGAACTCCTGATAGATGGGTTCCCCAATATACGACTTTATAAAGGACAGTGGCTGCATTACAATGACGGGCGTTATCAAAAAGAAGTAGACGTATTGCTACGTGGCCGCTTGTACAAGTTTCTTGACGGGAAACAGTATCAAAAAGTTGACAGTGTTGGTGCTATTACCCTTGCTCCCTATAAACCTTCGCGTGCTAAAATCAGTGATATTTTTGACGCACTCAATCAATGGTGCCCGATTGTACAAGACCCGCCTACGTGGCTGGACGACGAACCCCATACTGACCCAGTGAATCTGATCCCTTTCAAAAATGGCATCCTCGATTTCGATGCGTACATGGAAGGCAGCATTGTATTGCTTGAACCTACCCCTGCATTTTTTAACATGAACGTAGTACCATATGACTTTGATGAAACTTTGGAATCAAAAATATGGGACGACTTCCTTGATGACATATTCAATGGGGATCGGGAAAAGATTAACTTATTGGCTGAATGGATGGGGTACAATTGTGTGCCTGACATGTCGCATGAGAAGATGATGATTTTTACTGGCCGACCACGGTCGGGTAAGTCAACAGTACTGGAAGCATTACGACACATGCTTGGCCATGAACAGTGTTGTGAGTCAACCTTCCAAAGTCTATGTGGGCCTTTTGGGCTGCAACCTATGGTGGGCACGCTTGCTGCTTTGATTGGTGACGCTAAGACACCTCATGCTCGTGAATCGGATGCTGCATTGGAAAAATTATTGCAGATTGTAGGTGGTGATCCTGTTACGATTAACCGCAAGGGCATATCACAAATGCCTACTGTCCAGTTGAAATGCAGATTCACCATGGCCATGAATGAGTTACCGGCTTTTGCCGATCATGCTAATGCGTTGGAACCCCGGAAAGAAGACCGCTTCTTAAAAACAAAATTGAATAAGGAAGCTAGTGTCGGTAGGCTTATTAACTTCGCATTACGTGGGCTAAAACGGTTGCGGGAGAACAAGGTTTTTACGTTGCCGAAAAGTTCCAGTGATCTAACGGACCAGTTTAGGATTATCTCCAACCCTATCCACGAATTTGTTGACGAGTGTTGTGAATTTTCTACCGATGAGTCTCATCGTGAATCACGTAATAAATTAAAGGTAGTAACAAATGACTTGTATGAAACGTGGCGTGTTTGGTGCAAATGTAACGGTAGAGCGCCTGGGATCAAGCCATTGTTTTTCAGTAGGTTTGCTGCAAGTTATCCACATATTGTTAAAAACAGGACTCGGGTTGACGGTTCTCAACGGTATGTTTACAGGGGTGTAATGTTAACTGAAGAAGCTAAATTAAAATACTTAGGGGGTTAATTATGGAGCATACAGATATAGTACTTCTCACTGTAATTATTTCGTTGTTAATCTTTATAGCCTTTATAGGAGGCTGTGCCATGTTCCAGGCCGGAACAAATTCAGGTGATACTCTCATCGATTTACCTGAGACGGGTACACAGGCTATGTTTCAGACATTGAGGAGGGCTAATTGGCTATACACTTTGTCTATTATCGGTATCGGCGCTGGGTTTTATGCCTTTTTGAATGGCAGTGGTAAGGGGCTTCAAATCATGGCGGCATGTTTTGTAGTCCTTAGTCTTATCATAGGGATAACCCGGTATTCTGCAATTATCGCTGCTATCGCTATGATTGGGGCGGTGTGTTTAATGGTTTACAGCACAGTAGTTAAGAATAAGGCCCTGCGAGAAGTTATAGCAGGTGTACAAAAAACTCGTGATGTAATGCGAGTTGGGTCACGAGTCGGGATTATGAAACCACAGATCGGGGCTGTAGAAATGGATGACCGTCTTTCTGAAATGCAATCCAAAACAACCGAGGCCATTGTCAAGGCCGTGAAAGGAACATTATGAAAGCAAGTGAACTGATAGTGGAATTGAAAAGACAAGTTAAATTACATGGTGATTTACAATGTATTCTTGACGATGACTATGGGGGTTTGGACATAAATGGAGTGAGGGTAACTGATATATATGGAGAAGAAGTATTTCTTATTACCGATGCAGTATGAAAAATTTCCTAAATAGAGGCCAGTTACTTACTTGGTTAGATCAGCACGCACCTACCAGAGCCGTTCAGCGTGGATTACATTCAGGCCTGCCAGTCGTATTACTCGGTGGTTTTAAGCCGCTACCTAACAGTAATCGTCCTGGCTGGATCATCATGGTCCAGACGAAAACGGGGCGTGAGTACTACGTGGCCATAGCTATCGGGTGGAACCGTGATCCGTATGCTTACTTAGTTGATTACGTTGATTGGAAGGACTATTGCTCCAGTGATCACCCGCTGTACAAAGGTGACATACCCGACGTAGCAGCAAAACACCAACAACTTGGTACAGTAGAAAGAGTAAATAATGACTAACGAAAAATTGATACCTCTGTCAGCAGTCCCTGCTATTCTTGCTGAACTTACTGGAGTTACGCGTTCTAAAGCTACGGTTTATCTGTGGATAAAAAAAGGTTGCAGAACGTATGACGGCAGGATCGTAATGTTCCCGGCCAAGTTTCATTTTGGTCAGTGGTTTACAACGCGATCAGAAGTCGTACAATTTATTGGAGATGTGGGATGAATCGGAGAAGTTTCCTAAAGAAAATAGCGGCCGTTGCTACTGGTGTTGTAGTCCTGCCGACAGCGGTAAAGAAGCTATCGTTCAAGCCTAATCCTGTTCAGGTAGAATGGATGTGGATACATGCTGGGTATAGCTACAATAAGAATGAGATTAATCGCATGTGTAGCACAATACCAGTAGAGAATCGCTTTATCAAAAAATTAGTTAATAACGAGAATGTAGGATAAATAATGGCATATACTCAAAAGACTATCTGCGTCATACAGCATAATAACAACAAGCTGGCGATCTTAAAGTTTATGGACCCAGCAAATTTGATGGCTCTTGCTCTTAGCGGAGGTGCAATTGTGTGGGTCTATCGCGGTATGGCAATGTTGATACCGGCAGCAAGGATTGCGAACATGGCTTCTATGGTCGAAGCTGTAGGGAAAATTGATTCGAAAAAATCATGCTTCCCGCAATTCATGTTCACTGTGGAAGACGTAATTATTTTACCAAAAGAAATTGCTAACGCACTATTGAGTGAGGATGTAGAATCCCATTGATATAAGTAGTGTAGTAACTACTCCGATACCAGCGAAAAACAGCCTTTTGTGGTGGGCCATATGATCGGTTAATAGGTTTTTAATCCATTTAACATCGGTTGAAAGTTCCATCAATAGATCTCTATCTGTTTGTTCTGTTTTCTCTGTCATTTTGTTTCCTCTATCTTTTTTGTTGAAGTCATCAGTCCTGCACTTGTCGTGAGAGCATCAAACCCGTCTATTTCTCCGGTTATTTTGAACCTGTATCGGCTGTGCAGCACGTGCTTCGTAAAGAATGAAAGAGAGTGCTTGGCTATATTCCACTGGCTTGCCACCACCCGCAGAATACTTTGTTAAAGCGCCTCTTAATTTGCCGCCTTTTTCTTCTCCCCTGCGATAACCGCCTTTACGGGAGGCGGTTTTATATTTCCCTTTATCGTCGATACCGAGGATTTCACTAAAAGACGTAAATTTTCTGCTCCTCCAATCTTCACCGGTTATAACATCTAAAAATATCCGGGATGTTACGCTTCCTTTATGCTTAGCAGAACGTACTGGGTGAATCGCAAATTTTACCGGGTCTTTGAAATGGCCGATAAGTGAGAAGTATTTCCTCTTGTCATGGCTTCCACCTAATAACCTATATAACGGGGTTATATCGACGTCCAGCCATCGTAGACTCCCAGCTTTCCATGCTTTTTGATACCGTTCGATAAAGTCCTTATCATCGCCAGCGGCCATTAGGAGATTAAATATAATAGTAGCCACGCCCATTTTGAAAGCTACTCTCCCCCAGAGAGCGCGGTATATGGCACCTTCATCGCCCCCCTTAAATGCCTTAACCATTGATCTGATATTGGATTCTGTCCAGTCAGGGGCAAGAGTTACAAGCTGGAAGATGTGCTGGACAGTCGGGTTACGACCCATTCTTCTCAGATTGAGATTACCAAAGTCATCATTGGCATAATCTGCTACCATTTTAGCGATATCATGCTGCGTTATTTCTCCTCTTTCCAGCTTCCCCCGATTCTTTTTTAGCTGAAAACGATATTCTAACAGTGCAGTTTGCACCTTCAAATAGGGCCCCAGTTTCTTAAACAGGAAATCTTTCTGCTGCTGCATAATTTCATTAACAGCATCCAGTCCTTTTTCTCCCGCTTCAAAATGTCTGGCAACTCTACTATAAACAGTGTCCTTCTGCCACAGGTCTTCTTCATTCCATTCTTGTATCTCGCCCGTCAATAGGCCCCCCCTAACAAGTTGCTGGAATTCGGGTTCATAATTAAGTATTGCTTTTCTTCCTTTTTTGTAGCCTTTAACAGGACTAAGATTCTTAAAGCCGGTTCTTCCGCCCGCCATATATGACCTCAGATACGCTTGATGGTGAAAAAATGAAGTCATCAGAATGTTCTGTTTGATTATCGCATTCCATTTCGACAGCCAGTCAATCCCTGCTATGCCTCGTAACTTAGACCCCGTCAAAGCATTATTTAATTTCTTAGCAAGAACCGGTTCGGCGTACATTTCAACCCGTTCCATAACAGTTCCTTCTTTTGTTACAAAGAAGTTTTGGCCGTATGCCTCGCCGGGTTCCGCCTTACCTGCAAATTTCCAAGTAGTAAAATTGGGGTGCTCTACTCTCACCCAACCTTCAAGTCGTTTTGGACTGATCAAACCCCAGTCTTTCGCTAATTTCATAACCTGCTTATCGACCATAGCTTGGGTCACTTGCATGTGTGCTACTTTTTGAGCCTCAATAGCTCCTGTTATCCTAAGAGTTTTCCCAAGAGACCAACCATGTAAAATTCCTTCAAGAGTCCTCGCTTTAGCTCTTGCTGTTGTAGTACCGAATTTCTTAAACAGGGGTCTTTTTTCTTTCTGTCCCCAGAGTATCGCTGTATAGTATTCCTTAGAGTTGTGGATAACTTCTTGGTCTTTAGCTATATCACCAAAGGCTTTATTCTCTGCTATTATTTTATCGGCAAAAGATTGGACCTCAGGTGGGAGATTCTGGGCTAAATCTACTACCTTTTTTTGAGCCGCAGTTAATTTATCATAGTGCTTTATCTGATCAGGGTTATTCTGCAAATCAATATACACATGCACCGCGAAATCCATCAACTTTGCATCTTGACCATATTTTTTCAGCCCCATTATTTCTGTCAGTTCAGCTTGATGCTGAGTAGCTACTACTTTTGTAGCCGTTTCTTTATCGTCCCGCTCTGCATAGAACATATCAAGCAGGGCAGAGGTATCTTTTGAATCGGAAGTTAATCTTATCGGGGCCACTTTTGCTAATTGCGCCAAATTAGTCTGTACGACGGGTTCTACTGTGGGAGTAATCACGTCGCCAGAAGGCTTGATTCTTGCCACTTCTACTGATTCTTTCGCCGATTCTTTTAAGGTAATAACGCCTCCGGTTTTTGCGGCCTGTCTGCCGTACTCATTACTGAATTCGGCTATCTGGTCGCCAACGGCTTTTATTCGCTCGAAGCCCTCTTTCGATGGGGATTCTGTAAAGCTATTTATCGCGTCGGCGTATTCCGGTAGCAGTTCTTCTATCTTGCCAAGCTCAGCCAGTAATTCGGGGTTATCTCTTATGTCCTCAGAAATGTTGTCGTAATGTTCTTGTATCTTCGCCAGATCAGATTTCATTACTTTAACTTGTGATTCCTTGCTGCCCGCACCAGCGACGATGTTATCAGCATTATTTCTGATAGAGGTTAGCTTCGCAACAAAACCTTTGGAGTATACCTTACGGAGTACCCTTTTTTTGGTTACTTCCGTGATGATTTGTGCAGTAGGTGTAGTACTAAGCCTATCGCGATAATCTTCAGCCATTTTTTTAGCGGCAGCAGCATTACGTAATTTTATAGAGTGTACTTCTTTACCATTCAGCTTGAATAATACCAGATTATCTTTGCCGTTAAATATATCTTTTGTTTCATCGTATTCTATTTGTGTTCCGGGAATAAAGGATGTAGCGGGGGTTGTATCACCTGCTCTTGCTGCCGCTTCAACAATGCCTTCATACAATCCCGCTTCTTTTTCAACTCCAATAGCCTGCTCGGTCGTTTGCTGAAGAGTGTGAAGCATAGCTTTTTTTTGGTCATCAGGCATATTGGGGCTTTTCTCAATCTCATCGGCTATTTCTTGTGCCCGATTCAGGGTAGCGGCTTCTTTCTCATTGGTAGCCTGTCCAACTATGCCGCCTGCTCCGCCGCCCGCTGCTCCTGCTGCTCCAGTCATTGTAGCCGCGATTAGACCTTCTTGTGCTCGCCGGTCAATGAACCCCCGTAGACCGCCTACAGGCTTCTTACCGTATAAAAGATAGGCGGTAGCTTCCTGCCAGGTACCTTGGGCCATTTCTTCGACGGCCTCCCTAAGGGACTCTTTGATAATTCTTGGCGTAAGTCTTTTAAGAGTGCCGATTTTCCCTACTGCTCGCTTCAATACTGATTGATATGATTTTTTACCAACTCGCATAAAGCCTTTTAGCTGTAAGTTTTCAAGGACCGCTGCAACTGATCCATACATTACATAGGCATCACCAGCAGTTTTTTCAGTCTGCCCATCGGCGATAGCTTGGTCATAAGCCTGCTGGCCCTCAGAGGTAAATAATAGTGTATACCCGATCCCCGGCATTCCCCCAGCACTAGCGAGACCAGCAGCAACAAGAAGCGGGGTAGACTCTACAACTGCCGCGGCTAATTTATCCGGGTGGGTAATTAAATCTTGGAAATTCTTTGGGGGAATCGTTGCCCATTCAGGGTGGCGTTCGTAGATTTCTTCTATCTGTTTATCCTGGCCACTTAAAAAATCTTTGTACCAATCCTGAACTGCCCCGATAGCCTGCTTCGTTGGGCCCGATTTCGGGGGAGTACGTCCTACAGGTGCGTAAGAAGGCCCGGTGTATTTTGTTTTTGATAAGTTTCTAATTCTGTCCATTACATGAAGCGGAGCATAGGCCATCCCACGACCAAGATTCCCGACGCCCCTGATAGCTGCCCCTTCCACCCGTTCAAGTAGTGTGCCCGCTCCCGGTTCAACTTCACCATGGCTACGTACCTGAATTTGTGTGAGCATTTTCTCAGCGGCTGCACGCGGACTGAAATTGGGGCCGACTATCGACCGGTCTGGGGCCTGTTCTTCAGGTTTAGGTGCGGGCCCAATAGCCCCTTGCCTATCCATTTCAAAGCCACCGGCGAGCCTATCAAATATATCTGGCTCTTGCTGTTGCTGTTGCTGTTGTTGCATCGCCAATCTATCGAATATGTCCGCCATTACTGGGAATACCCCCGTTCCTTAGCTAACTGACGAGCCTTTGCCGGATCGCCACCTACTTCTTGTAAAAGTGATCGGGCAATATCTTCTGTTAAAACTTCTGGCGATTTCTTTTTCGGCAAAGCCTGTAATATGCTCATTGCGAATGGGCTTGTAGCTTCATTCGGGCCGGTAGGAGTCTTACGAGATCGCTGCCCATAATAAGCTCTAGTAAGTGGCCCCCTTGCCCGTAGGGCCTTAATCGGTTGAGAAGTTGGGTCCCATTTCCAAACGCCTTCCTGACTGGACACCCAATCGTCCCATTGAGTATCAACTTGCTTTTTTTCTCCGGGGGTTAGAGCATCATAGCCGATAAAATTTTTCCACGCTGTATACTTTTTAATAAGGTCCGCTTGAGATCGCCCTTTGATATCTCGTACAGGCCAGTCCAAGCCAGTCCAACTGTACCGTTTTTCCCTGAAATTTTTTGGCGTTTGTGATGCAAATTCTTCTACAGAATCCCGAACCCTATTCATTTCTGTTAGGCTCAACCGACCACGTTCTGGTTTTGGCTGTTCCGGTGGCTTTCATGCCCTGTTCCGGGTCCGCGATAATTCCAAGATCAACCATAGCCTGTGTTTGTTGTAGTTCCCGTGCTTTGGATTGGAAAAAAGATATCTGTTCGTTAAGCTGTTCCTGTTTCTTGTTAACTTCATCGGCATAAGATTTTTCATCAAGTCCTTGCGCCCGAAGATTACGCTCCCAATCGGCAGTCTCTTTCTGTAGCTGTTGATACTGATTACTGAGATACAACTGCGGTGTTGAAGGCGGCATATTAAAATTTGGCATGATTCACTCTCCCGATATTGTTTTATCGCTACCTTATTATCTGGCTGGGTCAGTATCTTCTATTATTCTCTAATTTATAGTATTTACGCAGGTTCAATCCAAGCATCCATAGATGAAATATCTATAGAACCAGCAGCAGCCGCCCCCGAATTGGTGATATATATCCCCATATTAACAGAAGCATTGTCGGGCTGGTTTGTATCTACAGTTGCTACTAAAGAATTATTGATATAAAACAATGTCTGCGTTCCAAAATACTCTATTTTAACATTGTAGGTTTCCCCCTTAATTAAATCTACACCCGTATCAACTTGTGTATTTCCTACGCCATCCCCACACGAGGCGTACATATCCCCGGACGTATCTACGTACATTGCACAATGTTTATCATTGGCAGCAGGGGCGGTGGGGTGCTCCAAAAAACCTGCCCATACTTCTCGGGTATCGGGGTTGAGGGATACAGTATAAAGAGTAAAACTGTATTTCCACAATCTATAAATATTATCTTTGTCCATGTAAAACTGCCGAGTTACGTAATACGCAGCTTCACTATTTAGAGTATTTCCTGTATTATTTCTTATTAAATGTATGGCCTTTATGTGAGACCCAGTACCGGACGTGTATTCAGTAAAGGGCGCATCAGTATCAAACTGAAAATGACACCAGAATTTTCTAACGTCAAGGGTATTGTTGTCAACATAAGTTTTTATGGCTTTTTCTGTGGAGACTGCACTATCTGAGTTGCCATCCAAAGTTCCGTCGGTAGAAAACTCAGTGATAGTATTGACTATAGTTAGTCCTGTAAAAGTGGGGGTATCCCCAGTACCCAAACCGATTGAAGTTCTCGCAGTATCGCCACTCTCATAGGCAAATGTTCCTGCTCCTGTACCTACCAAGAACTGTCCATCAGCGGCAACTTGCCCCAATGTATTCAAATCATCGAGTACGGCCCCATAAGTTTGCCAGATACCTCCGGGTATTCCGATTTGAAAATGAGTATCGTGGACACCTTCCATATATAAGGTAACTACTGCATCTTGCGCCCCTGTACATCCAGTATTAAACGAGAGGTTTTATCCAATTCCACATCTTCACTCAACGCAGCGTGAATATGGTGTATAGTTTCAGCATTCGTCAATTCGGCAGAACATTCCGAAGTAATTATGGTCGTTTTATTCGAGGTTCCATCTGCATCTACTTTGCTCAGCACTGCACATATCACCGTGGTTCTTTGATTAGATTCGCCTTTTTTAGCGTGTAGGTCTAAAGTAATTACGCCAGCGGTCAGGGTAGAAATTCCGGGTTGCCCTGCTTCTGTAATAAAGCCTTTAATTAACTGGTCATCGCCAAGTCCAAGTGCCCCCGAAACAATAGTAGATTCAGCTTCTTCTGTTTCATGTGGATACATGTAATTGAGAGACCCTACCCCGCTACCAGTATCCGATAGAAAGAAAGTTTTTCTTACACCAATAGCTAGATCAACATACTCTTTAGTAGCAAGATGACTACCGTCCGTTGGAGTAACTCCCGTTACTACCCCCGTAAAAGTACCACCCGCCCCACCTGTTACTGTTATTTGGTCTGCTGTTCCTGTTAATGTAGCAAGTACCGGATTATTTCCAGTGTCTCCTATCATTAACTGTCCGTCCGTAGCAGCATTCAAAGCTGTAGTAAAATCGTAAGCATCTTTTGCATTGGCTACAGATAAGGAAACAGTGCCATCATGTAATACACCAGATAGATAAAGATTTTGCCATCTTGTGTATGTACCCTCCGTCTCCCCGGTTGAATAAACTCGAAAAGTACCTTCATAGCTGGAGATTGCTGTCCACGGAGGGCTTAATTGTATGTACGTCCCACCATCATAGGCTGTACCATTGAGCCATTTCTGGCTATAATCATAACCAACAGCCGAAATCCAGACCGCGTACATTGTAGCCCCACTTAAAGTATAGGGCGTCTCTAACTCAAAATCTGTCCACTCATACACAGAATTACTAATAGAAGTACCATCAATAGTAACAGAAGCTAAATCGTCTCCTATTGGCACACCTTCATCAGTTTCAGATAAGTGAAGTGTTACGTCACCACTTCCTTCGGGACTACGTTTAAGCATAAAAGCCACTTTACCTAAATCAAAACCGGCTTCCGTCGTAAAAGTAGTTCCCCGCAGAGTGCTTCCTACCGAGCCCTCGGAATTAGTTTCTGCTTGTTCTATTACTAAAGAAAATTCTGGTTCTGATTCTTCTATTAAACCTAAGTCATAAGCATCATCGGCATACGGTATCAAACCAGCAAACGTGGGGGCCGCATCAGTAGAATAATCCTGACTAACTATCGCATCATCTTCTACTGTCAAAGTTTTAGAAGCGGCAGAAAAATCTATAGCCCCTGCATTAGTGGTACATACTGTTAGGAGATTTGCGGCCGTATAATTCGCTGATGTGATTGACTGAGTAAAAGTTACAAGCCCTGTTGTTGTGAAACTAAATGCTCCACCGTCGCTATTTATCGCGTCATGTTGGAGAGTGTCTCCATCGTGTAAATGCGACCCCCCTGAACCACCTATATCGGATAACAGTTCCGCCCCAGTACGATATTTTATAACACCAGAAGAGTCAACTAAGAATTTATCTACATCGGAACTTTCATTTGCTATGTTAGAAAGAGTTAGCCCGTCGAAAGTCGGGGAAGCCCCAGTATGAATATCCTGTGGAGTTGACAGGGTAACAGTTCCATCCCCATCATCAGTAACGGTTATTTCATTCGCAGTTCCCGCTATGTAGTCCGCCAGATCGACTACCGACTCAATTTTTTTATTCGCATCAATGTTTACAAGTCTACTCGCTGTAAGATCAGACAGTGTAAAACTTCCAAAAGTAGGTGAGGAACCGGTATTAAGCGCATGGTCCAATCGCATCAACGCATTTATTACCCCGTTCCAATCACCGGGGACTGGCCTTGCAGTTAGTCTATGCCCCATGATAATCCTTGATTAAATGTTATATGGATTAAGACCTTTTAATCCTGTAGGTGTGCCGCCTTTTCCTAAGTAATCACTGTAGAAAGAACCGGTAGTTCCGGACTTAGGTGCCGCCCCCTTCTGTTTATCGTAGAATGCCTTGCCAAAATACACTCCTTTGTAACCAGTCGGCTGGGGCTTAAAGATACTCGGAAACTTGAATTTTTTTTGCGCTAATCTTGTTGATGCTGTTGGTGCTGGTGCAGATGTCCGTCGTCCTGAGGATACCGCAGGCCCGTATCCAACTGCCCTTCTGATATTGCTATCGCGATATGGGGTTGTAGAAGTAGTTCTACTATAGCGGGTAGCGAGATTGGCTTCTGCACCGGCTTGTCCCTGTAATAACCCGGCTAAGGCGCTGAGTCTTTGAGTATTCGCTGCTGCCAGTGCGGGCTGAGCTATGTCCTCTTCGTACATCTGGCCTATATTTCCAGCCAATGAGGTTCCAGCCATACCCGAAGCGGCAAGATTCTGCATCCCGGTAGCTACGGCTCTCTTCTGCCCCCGTGCTAAACTAAGATCGGTACCTTTCATATACCCACCACCGGGTGCATATAGTCGCTTAGCTTCTTCAAAGAGTCTCCGTACAGCTAATCTTGACATCCCGCTTACACCAGAAGTTGTTCTTGATACGTTTGTGTTGAATCCGGCCATTATTTTTTTCTCCCGCTATCTTTTAGATGTACATATAAATCTTCAAAGGCCCAGCTTTCTCCGGCTGTAGTGTTTTGCAATCGGATACTCATGTGGGCATTACGCACAGTTTGCCGTCGTGTAGCTCCACGAACACTACCTGGGCCAGCAAACGTGCCCGCAAAATCTGGCGTTGAATTTGCATTCGCTAGTTCAATCACTTTAGATGAAGTCCTTGCTGTAAAGACTCTGAAATCAACGTCATCAGAATCAGCTTGGCTGCCGCCGGAAATACCCCCACCTGCAACGGTCAAATCAATTCCGCTAAGAGTTCCGTTTCTTTGCGGCACGCCAGACATGGGCATCGGGCCGATACAAGCGTAGCTTTCTATAGCATTCTCTTGCTCGCCTACTACATCGTTTTTAACAGTGTCATCAAAATAACGAATATAGCCATCCATACAGCCTAAGACTAGGCTCTTTTGCGCTGCCGTATTAGAATCATAGTACACACCAGAATAAATCGAACATGCGGTGGGGTAAGATTCTGGGAAGAATCCGCCGATTTCTTGTTCATCAAGTGCATTAAGATCATACCAGTAATTGCTATTCGCTCCGGTTGCAAGCACAGTAATCGCCACCAAAATACCGTGGCGGTCATTGTCATACAGCAAAGTTACGCGGTGCGTTATCGGGCTTGCTGCCTCTGTTTTTACGATGCGGGGCAGTTTGAATTGTGATATACATCGCGGATTACCCGGAATGGTCGTTTTATATAGCCCATTGTTGCCCCAGAAATAGAAGTTGTTATTGTTGTCCCAGCAATATGATTGCGCTCCGAAGATTCCGGTAGTTAGGCTCAATTCGCGGATTGCCCCACCATGTCTCGGATCGCCGAACATGACCCAGATGCTACTTGCACACCCGAAAATAAGATAGTCGTCTTTGTACGGGGCAAGGCATCGGATAATATCGCCGAGTTCACCGAGCGTATATATTAGTTTGCCTTGACATATACCATTGGTTTGGCGCAGTCGGATCACCGGAAAGTACAGCGCGTCCATTATACAGACAGCCGAGGTACGCTTTTAATGGCATAGTGCCCGCCGCTGCATTACCTTTATCAGGAATCCAGTCATGGAAATGTGGCGGGTTCGTTACAACGGTTGGAGTAAATGTCGTGCCATCACCACTCCCGCTAACTTCATCATCAGTATTAAAGGCAGTTCTATTTCCAGAATAGTAGGCGAACCCATAAGTTGTTAGCTTATCGTCGGATGTGAAATCAACTACCATAAAGGCCTGGTTGGGGTCAGAACTCTGTGTTAATAAATCGCCATGTTTATGTGCTGTGGTGAGTTCCGTATGCGTCAGCTTCACCGTGCCAAAATCGGCTACTCTAAGATTAGCACCATTCACGATCAATGCTTTCTGATATGCCTCGAACATATTAAGCTGGTCAGTCGTATCAATCGACAAACCTCCAAGGCCCAACTCTAACATTTCTCCAGCAGCCATATTATCCTCGTACCATAATTCATCACCGCCGATAGTAACTAAACGGCGTTTGTTTGTATATTCCGTAAGCGTAACAGCCATGTTTAGATATCCTCATACCATACCTGATCATAGCTCACGACTATTAGCCGCTTCCTATCTGCTAAGTTAGTAGACGGTGGAGCAAACGATTGCCATGAATACTCTTGGCCCAGTATCATGTCATCGGTGATCGTCAGCGTCTTAGTCGCGTATCCAGTTTCTACGAGAACCATCGATCCCGTTGGTCCGAAGTAAACATCGTAGTCATCAAAGTCAGGATCATTCGGATCAACCCACGATAGATCGACTCCACCCGATTTTTGTCCTGTTGCTGAATCGGCTGGTGATGGCGTAGTAACTTTGTTTGCCCCAAGTTGTGAGGCCGGGCCGCTGTCCTCCTCTTGCCCGGCTATCAAGAACGTCGTATAGCCGCACGTTGTTCATTGAAAATGATGTTGCATAAGGCTGGCTACCCGTTGTTCTTCCCAGATTCAATCCGAGAAGCGGAAATTGAAGTTGCATCGGTCTACCCATTATTATCCTCGTACCATATTTTTCCATTAGCTGCTGCTACAAGCCGTTTTACAGTTATCATGTTGCTCTGACCAGTTGTATATCCAAGTTCAGAATCGTAACTGGGGGCCGGAGGGTAAAAGTCTACCGTAGTAAATGACCATACTTCTGAATCTTCAAGATCACCTGCGGTATTGGCTCCCTGTATTTGCCAATAATATGTTGTAGCATATTTTAATCGGCTGATATTGAGGCTATCATTATAAAACGCTTGTACCCAATCCGCCACCAGGTCATCTTCAGTAAAGTTTGC